GTTGTACAGCTGAAACATAGTTAGCTGAATCGCCTGCAGTGTAAAGGATGTCATAATTCATAAAGACATCAGTTTGTGCTGAGGCAAGTGTGTTGTCTGATTGTATCTCAAATCTTTCATACGGATCTGAAGACACAAAGCCTACGATATCTGTTGCAGTATTACCTGCTTTTAGATTATTCGCAAACGTTGGTTTTTGCGTGTCGGCCGCTGTGAAAAAAACACCATTTAGCGTTCCTAGTAGTACGTCGCCCGCTCCTGCTACTCCA